CGTTTTGTAGGTTAAATTGGTAAATAGAATATTGGCATTTTGCATCGGCAGTCCATTCTCCTGTTTTATAATGGTCTGGAGTAGCACCTATATAGTCATTTATTGAGAACCATTTTTGACCATAGATAGGACAAAAGTTAGGCTCTCCACCATGAACTTGTTTTAATATATCTAATGCAAATTGCTCATTGTTAATGCCGTGATTCATTGCTCTTGTAGATATATCTTTTCTGCAATCAATAGCATCGGCCGCTATGTCAAAGATATAACCTAATCTTGTTTTTCCATCGCCTCCAGCTATTAAATCAGCTGCTCTACTTGCTGAAAATTTTAATGCTTTTGCGGGATCTTTTTCTGTTTCAAATATGCTCATAATGTTTATGTTTTAGATTGTAAAATTAATATGTTTGGTTTTAATAGTAAACTTTTTAACATTTTTTAATGGTTGATTATTTCCGAGAGCCTAAAATTCGTCGGTGAAATCCTTTTCAAACCTTGAATTGTAGTCGATTACAGTATGTACACTTGTCGAATCTATACTATGGTCATCAAAGTACCTTACTGTAGTACCATCAAAGTTTACATATACATCTCCTACTTCTCCGTTTCTATGTTTTCTAAGTATTAATTCTCCTTTACCTTTGAGAGATACACCTTCAGCCGTCATAGCTTCTGGGTCATAATATTCTTCTCTATGTACGAATAAAATAAGGTCAGCATCTTGTTCTATGTTTCCACTTTCTGCTAAGTCGGACATTTGAGGCTTTCTACTACCTTTTCCTTTGTTTTCTACACCTCTATTTAATTGTGCTAATGCAATAATAGGTAAATTTAATTCTTTTGCAATAGCTTTTAAGGTACGGCTGATAAAACCTACTTCTTCATTCCTTTTAGATTTTTTATCTTCTTTTGATAAAGTCATTAGTTGAAGGTAATCGACCACTATCAAATCAATCCCTTCTTCTTTTTTTAACTTTTTACAAATCCTTTTAAAATCAAAAATATTTAATGCGGATGTATCGTTAATGTACAAGTTTTTATTTTTAATACGTGTAATGCTATCGGTAATAACACTTAACTCATCGGTACTTAAATTTCCTTGTATAATGTTTTTTAAAGGTATTAAAGTGTCAAAAGATATGAAACGTTTTAAGATTTGAGAACTACTCATCTCTAATGAAAAGAATGCTGTTTTTTTATTGTTTTTTATGGCGTTTATTGCGAAAGCTAGTGCAACTCCAGTTTTTCCAATACCGGGCCTACCGCCAACTACAATCAAATCGCTTTTCTGCCAACCACCAGTCATTGCATCGAGTTCTTTGAATCCTGATGGAACTCCGGTTTTAATTCCATTAATCCTATTTTGAATGGAGTTTCTAATTTCTTCAAAAACATCATTGTATGGATCAATTTTTTCATAGTCTTTCGAACCTATTTCTACAAGCTCATTAATTTCTTTTTCTATCTTTTCGATAACATCAAAAGCACTTAAAGAACTATCATATCCATTTACGTTTAAATCATTGCCTAAAGAGATTAAATATCGCTTGATATACTTCTCCATTACAATTCTAGCGTAATACTCTATATTCGCATTAGTAACGAACATATTGCTTAAATTTAGCAACTCTGGAAGTCCACCTATTTGAGCTAATTTTTTTTCTTTTTCTAACTCTGTTGCAATTGTAAATAAATCGACTGTTGTATTTTGATTATACATAGCATATGCACAATCATAGATGATTTTATAGTCTGGGTAATAAAAAGCATCAGATTTGAAAAAACCTGCTATAATATCAAATGTTTCAGTACTATCTTTTAATACTGAAAATATAATATTCTGCTCTAATTCTTTATTGTGAGGCATTACCAAGCCTTTTTCCGAAAAATTTACTTTTGCCATGATATTATTTTTAATTTTAAATATTTAGATTTTACACAATTTTTGTTCAAAAACGTTTATTTTTCTTGGCTGTATCACGCAGCTCAATATCGAATCAACGGTATAAGCCGCATCTCCGACTACTTTTCTAAGAATATTTAAACTTCCATTTGAATCTGCATTTATTTTTGTACCATTAGAACTCCTAAATAATCCACGTTTTATTCTTTTTCCAAGATATATTTCGTGTTTTTTAATTGGTTCATAATCTAATGCACTACATTTTGAAGTATAACTTTCCTCAGTTCTTACAACTTCTATTCCTACCATTTTTGCTTTATACTCAATTTTGTCTATGAGATTGCTGTGTGGAATTGAAACGAAGTTTTGATTATTCTTTTTTCCAATAGAAATTTCTTGCTTCCAATTTTTGTTATTACCTATAACAATTTTTGAAATATTCATTTCTTCGGCTTTACTTACGATGAATTTGCTTGCATGATGTATATAATTTTTTATTTTATTATTTCTTTTCAATGTTAGATTTTGTATTTTTTTAGATATATATTTATTATTGGAAAGTTTACTTTGTAGATTAGATTTTCTTTTATTATAATATCTATTTATAGATTTTAATGGTTTGCCATTAATTATAAAAGATTCACCTGTATTTGAAACAATAGTAGCTAAATTATTTAGTCCTAAATCTATACCAATAGCATTTCCATTATATTCCTTTTGTTCTTTTTCTTTTACCTCGTAAACAAATTCCACAACAAAATGATTTGATTTTGGAATTACTCTACAAGCACCTAATTTAGATCCTTTTGGTATTTTAGTTTTTATTGGTGCTATTCCTATCATTTTTGGAAAATGTATGTATCCTTCTTTCCATTTTATTTGACCATTATTAAAGCCAAGAATAGATAATTCTTTTTTATATTTTGGAAGTCTTGGTCTACTTAAAAATTTAGATGGATTTTTTTCATACTCTTTTCTTGCTTTTTGCCAAGATTTTATATTATAGAATAAATTTTTTAATACTTCATGACCACAATGAGAAGGCAATTGTATAAAATTTTCCTCTTTATATTCTCTATATAATCCTATTAATTCATATTCTGTAAAATACTCTATATTTTTAAATATAGACTGCCTCCAATAATATAGCGATTGGTTATAAAGATTTTTAGCCTTTATACACCAATGCTCCCATTCTTTTGTTTTTACTATATGTTGCTCAGTTAAATTTGCCATCTCAAGTCTTTACCTTCTGTTTTAATTAAATTCATTGTCAATAATCTACTTGTAATGTGATGACCATATTTTTCAGAAACCTCTGCAAAAAAAGTCTTTTCAGAACTTTCAACATTTTTGTAATTGGTACAAAGATAGGTTCTTAAATTCAAACTATCTCTAATTTCCAAGAGCCTAATAATATTTTCATGCTTAGATTCTTTTAGTATCTCATCTATAAATAAAGGTTGCTTACTATATTTCTCATAGAATGATTCAGGATCTAATGGATTGTACTCTCTTGTTAATTCAGATGCCGTTCTATAAATAAAAGAAGGTAATCCAAAATGTTCTAAAGTTTTTTTTAATGCTTTTACAATAGAAGTCTTTCCTGTTCCACAAGTGCCTATAATAATTAGTCCATCGTTATAAGATGTTGTACGTTTCAAGAGCCTAATATCTCGGTACTTGTCATTCTTTGTAAAATAGTAAAATAATACCTTAAATAACTCCATTGAGTCTCCGGAATTTAGGCTCTCGGAAAACTCAACGGATTCATTCTCTTTATATATTTCTTTAAATTTATCTAAAAAGGTCATCTATTTTTCTTTGCTTTCTTTTCCAATTTCCATCTTTCTTTTTACAATTAATGCTTTTACTTTAGCATCACTTATGTCAATAGAATCGGAATAATCTTTTAACTCTGCAATGGTTTTACATTTAGCTACTGCTTCTTTTACTTTTTCATCAAATTTAGGCTCTTCTTTTGACTTCTTTTTCTCGTCTATATCTTCGCCATCATCTAATAATAATAAGTTACTCAATGCTTTCTTTTTACTATATGTACTTGCCTCTCCAAATGCTTGGCCTAATATCTTATTTGCATTGGTGTCTATTCCTGCAAATGAACATACTTCAATAGATTCACTAGATTCTACACAGATTATTTTGCATATCCCTTTCATAATTTGACCTTCAATCAAATCATCGCTTAAAACTATTGTTACTTTATGCTTTAATAGCAAAGGCTTCAATCCTGCAAATATATCCTCCAATGATCGATAAAAATATCCATTGCTATATCTGCTTTTTTCTACTACTATCTCTTGCTGTATGCTCTGTAGTTTTGATAAGATGTTGTTATTTTCCATTTTTTTTAAATTTTAACTAATTAAGGGTTTTGCTTGTTTAATCAAGTCTATGAAATTTTCTAAGAATAAATCCCTTGTTTCTCTGTCTTGAAATGATAGAAACTTATTACTGCTAATCAAAGTGGTGGTACTCACTAAATCCTCCTCAAAAAAAATACAA